AGATTTTATTTTTAATTGTGCAAGATTACCTTGGTCTTGTAATTTTTTAGTTGTTGTGGCTTTATACACACTTCCGAAAATACCTTCTAATACAAGCGTGTGAATTTTTTTATTGTCTAAAGAGCCTGTCGTGCCTATTCGATACTTGGTATCTGTCATTTTTTCCATAATTTTGGTGAGTGAAGAGGCCTTATACAAATGCGCTTCATCACCAATGATTACATCAAACTGTTTAAACCAACTTTCAGGCTGTCTGTGAATAGACTGCCATGTGCTCATTGTAATATTTTTTGTTATTTCTTTTGTAAAGCCAGAATATATTTTTTGGCATTGGGAAGGCGTGTTCCACTTATTTTTAGAAGAATAGTCTATAAAGTCGGTATATATTTGTTCAACCAGTGAAGTTGTAGGTGTGACAATGAGTATTTTGCGATTTCGCAAAAGGTGCCAACGACATAATATGTAAATAATAAGAGACTTACCACTACCAGTAGGACTGAGAATAATACACCTCCCGCGGTTAATACCATGCACGATGCTGTCAAGTTGATAATCTCTAACATGGACAGGGATCTCTTTACTATGTATTTGTAAACCTCTTGCATATTCAACAATCTCCTCTTCACTAAATTGATCATATTCTGGGGGTTGATTAGTGTATTCAATTTTATAATTATGGGTCTGGGCAAACTGTTTTAAGTTATCAACCAGACCCGCATACAATGTTTTCTTAAGAATGCTATATAAGTAAATTTTTCCATCCCAAATACGCGCTCTATACTTAGGAGTAAACTTTGCACCAGGAACTTCAAATGTAAAATAATCACGAATTTCATATTCTATATGAGGTTCACTAAAAACTCTTATATAGACATCGTTAAAATATTCTACATATATTGTTGACAACTTATCCACCAGAAATAAACTTTTTGTACTCTATACTATTTTTAATTTGCCAGTCGCGTTGTTTAATCTGGTTCATAATAGATTCCAAAGCAGATATAACTGCTTCAATATATTTAATCTTATTAAGACATGTTAACAGGTCAGTATCTCCATTTAATACTTCTTCCATTTCGCTTTTTAAGGGCTTATTATACAAGTACTGTTTCCACCCACACCACTCAAGTTCTTCTTTGGTCAACTCTCCCCTGTAATACTTAATTTTCATTTTTCTTAAAGAGGCATATTCACTGTTTAACTTTGTTAATTTTAATTTTGTATTGACCAATATTCTAAGATATTTTGAATGTAAAGAAGCAGTCCTAATAGAAGAAGTGTCTAAATGGTTGTCATCTATTAAACAGTCTTTATCCCACATATTTAAAATTTCATCTATTTGCATATTTTATAGTATAAAATTTTAAACAGTACAAATCAACGGGTTACAATGTTTTTTTATTTTTTTTATTGTAACCCGTTGATTTAATTTTTAGTCCCTATATAATAACTGTGTGCGGTTCAGATATTACTACGTTATACATCATATGAATTTATAGTAAGTATATGTAAAACCAGCTGTGCCTACTAAATAAGTTGTAGATGAGTCTGTTGATTGTAGTTGAATCTGGTTTAAAGAAACAGGAGAAAGATCAACAAATTCAATAGCTCTAGCGCTGTTATTAGCGCTGTCTAGTATATGGAGTACTCCCCCTGAATATCCTGCAACTAATTCATTCCTAGCTAAATCATCTGTGTTATTTGAAATAAAATTTCTATACTGCTCGTGAGATTCTGGAAACCCAAGACCAATCATCCAATTATGTATAGCAATATAATTATCCATATTTTCATCAATCATAAAGCTAATGCCCAATTCACCAAACCTAAGTTGATCACCTGGGATAGGTACAGTAACTAAAGGATTTGCAAATTCTAGATTTTGCAAATCTAAATTAGGCAAATTAACCTCTTGACAGAAGTATTTTAATTCAGGTAGTTTAGTAATATTAAATAGAAATCCATTATTCTGTAATGGATTTATGTTTGAAGGGACAGGGCACGAAAGTTTGTTCATTTTATTGCCTTACTTGGTTGGTATAGTGTAATTATTTATATAAAAAAAGCCCTAGAGAAAAATTCTCTAGGGCTTTGTAACTAACGTAATTTTACAATTACATTAGGTTTTGTACAAGAACGCGTCTATAGTAATAGTTGCTGTTCAATTGGAAATTAGCACTATTTGCAGTTCTTACAAATGGGTTCTCGACCATGCCATAGCGTGTCTTGAATCCAATTGAAGGTTGGAAGCTGTCAGGATTAACAGCGCGCACCTGCTGCAATGGAACATATGGGCAATAGAACAAACCAGCATCAAATGCTGATTGACCCTTGTATCCCATTACGAAGAACTGGTTTGCGGTCTGGTTTGCAGTATAAGGATCAATGTAGACCTTATATTTACCATTTAGGACACCAGCAAATGTAGATGAAGTGTCATCAACATTCAAGTTAGTGTTCAAAGCTGGAGCATAATCTAGTACACCCGCCATTGAAAGTGCTGAAGCAACATCAGCAGAGCAGATAACAAAGTTACCACGCCCTCTACGTGTTGAATGCCCAATAGCGTTAGCTTCGCGCTCCATCTGGAACAATAGACCCTTGAACTTTTCAACTGACCAACGGCCATTTGAATCTGTATCAAGGTTGAATGCACCTGCATTTGTAGTACCAACTCTTGCACCACCAACAGCTGTCAAGTAAATGGTACGAACTACTTCACGGTTAATTTCAGCAAGAATTTCTTGTGAAAGAATATTGCTTAGTTCCGCTTCAGCGTCCAAACCATGAACAGCCTTAAGGTCTTGAGCTAATTCTAATGAATACTCGGCCTTTAGCTGGCGTGTCTGGGCAACAACAGAAGTACGCTCAATTGAGAAAGCCATTTCATTAAAGAATGCACCTGACCCTCTTTCTTCAGCTTGTGCTGTTGTGTATCCTACACCATAACCGTATTGGTCAATATCTACAGAACCTGAATTATCAACACCAGTAGAACCAGAATACCAGTCGCTAACGTCGCCACCAGCGCTTGGATTACCCTGGATAGTTGAAGAAGAAGCTCCTGTAGCACCAGCATATACAGTATCAGCTTCGTTGAACAAAGCTTCTGCGCCAGACGCACCACTGTATTTTGATTTCATTGCAAAGATCAAGCCTGTTGGTTGTGTCATTGGCTGCACGCCGCAAATGTCATAAGCAATAAGCTGTGGCATTGCACGACGAACAAGGCTAATCAATACAGGGTCGTAACCATAAGTACCATTTGTACCTGGAGTAGAATAATTAGAACCAAGGGCACTAATATCCCCGCCTGTGTTAACAGCAGGACCTGCTTCAAAAAGAGCCTCACGGCTTTTTCTCATTTCCTGCTCCTGGTTTTCCAACAGGATAGCAGTAACTTGCTTGCGGTAATTGTCTTTAATTGCAGGCAATGCTTCGTGGTCCAAAACTGGTGCCCACTTTTCTAGTAAACGATTGTCGAAATTCATTGTTTTTACCTTCCTTTAACTATTTAAGATAGTTTTTTGTTGAAATAAGATAGATACCCTTCCATTAACGGATCATGTCTTTTAACGGACTCTTCTTCATCATCAATGTATGGATCATCTGTCACGATAGATTCCACAAGTGTAGAATCTGTTGATGTCTTCTGGAAATAACTTTCACGAATCGTGCTAACCTTTTTCTCAAAACTTTCAGCGTCTTCATAATCAAGTTCTTCAACTAATGAGAAAAACTTTTCTTTATCAGAATCTGTCAAATCATAGGAATAGCTTTCAACAATTTCTTTTGCATTATAATTGTTTAGCTCTTCTTTCATTAACATATTATATCCAATTTGTTCACCTAGTTTTTCATTTAGTTCATCAATCTGTGTTTGATAATCATTTAATACATCAAATTGTTCCTCAGGAATATCGACATAATGATCTTCAAACAAGGTTTTTAACCCAGACATAAAGTTTTCTAAAATTTCAGCACGCATACCTGATTCAAGGGCAATTTCATTACGTTCCATCCACTGCTCGACTACGTAGTCAAGGTATCCATCAACTTTTTCAACAATCCCTTCTTTAACGTTCTCAACTTCTTCTGCAAGACGTTGTTCGTATGCTTCATCTAATTTAACAACCTCTTGCTTAACTCTTGATAGGACAGCTGCTTCAAAAATAGTAGCAGCTTTTGATTTAAACTCTTCAGATAGATCTTCACCACTTACAAGAGCGGCTACATCTTCTTTAATGTCAATTACAGGTTCTTCAGAAAGATCTTCTTCTTCGGTTAGATCTTCTTCATCAGAAAGATCTTCTTCTTCGGTTAGATCTTCTTCATCAGAAAGATCTTCATCAGAAAGATCTTCTTCTTCAGTTAGATCTTCATCTTCTTCAATAATATCAATATCCTCGTCAAGATCCACATCCCTAGACTCAGCAAGGACTTCTGCAATTTTTTGTTCGATTGACATAATAGTTTCTCCTGTTAACCTTATTTATAATTTTTTAAATTTCACCAAATCCCATTAATTACCACTATAAGCTTTTCAGGAATGCTTGAAACATCCTTGCTTGCGCTTTAGCAACCTGCTTTGCGGACATCTTATTAATTTGTTCTTTAATCATGCTTGCCGCAACCCATGATTTTTTAGATGCGTCATATACCCATTCAGCCCCTTCCATAATACCCTCAACGAAGGCATTAGGAGCTGAAGGATCTGCAACAATGTCAGCGGCAGTCGCTAACATAAAATCGTCTTGTACTTCATTAATACCATTTTTTTGTACTAATGTGCCTAACCCTCTTGAAGACACACCTAGCTGAGCACCTTCATCAATTAATGATTTGACAATTTTGCCGTGAGGTGTATCAAGAATTTTAGCCCTACCAATTACATTACTGCCTTCTTGACGCAAAGATTTAATCATATGTGAAACACGATCTAAATTAATAGTAGGTGTTTCGGGATGACCTAATTCTCCATAGGCTCTATTCTTCTGGATATATTCTTTATTGTAACGATCTACTTCTTTCATCATTACTTTTTGTGGATATATTCGGCCATTACGATTTTTAATGTCGGCTTGAAGAAATACTCCTTCTAGAAAATAATTTTTATCGACGCCTTTTCCTTCGGTTATAAGACTAACTTTTTCGGTGTGTTCTCTTATTAATAACATTTATAAGCTTCCTACTTTGCTAGGGTCGTTATAAGAACCATAAACGGCTTCTTCATTTTTTGTATCATAACCAGCTTCTTTTCGAAGTCTAATCATAAGTTCGCCATGGCCGCCATTATTTGTATTTTCAAACTCTACAGATATATCTTCGCTATTATGTGTATTATCAGCAGGCATGTCTTGCCCTTGCAAGTCCATAAAGGTTGCCGCTGTTGAGGGAAGAGTATACACATTGTTTCCTCCACGCTTTACATTAATTACAGTATCATAATGGCCTGTCCACGACATTCCTAAAATATTAACTTCTACGGGCTTGCCATTTAATTGCTGCCTGCTGTCTACAATACCAACGCCAGTAGACCCGACCAGAGCCGCATCATAAGCAGTAGCGCCTGTATTAAAGGGTGCAGTTGCCCCTAAATCAATCCAAAATGTA